GCCGAGGGGTGAGCCCAGCTGTTTTATTCCAGCGCCTGACTCACGTCAGCGCGGACCCCCTCGACTCTAGTCGGCGTAGCGAGTTAGCTACGTCCTAGATGGATTGGTTAACCTAACCAAGCCCATGTCCACTTGATTCGGGCAGAGTGGACTTCTGCGTAGTACCCTGGCTCACACAGCGCCTCATAATCTCTTAGAGGATTGCTGTATTTATCAGGTGAGTCATTGTCTCGGATATCCCTAGTTAGCTCTTTTCTCAAGAGCTCACTCCAAGAAGGTTCGTGATAAGCTAACGCTTTCACATAAACTCCAGGGATCCTATGTTCATATCTTTGCAGAAATTTATTGTATCTGCGCTGATAGAAACAATCATTACTGGCTCGCGGCTCTGCAAGTATACACCCAGGATGGGGCATACTCGAGCGTGGAAAAGGCTGACCATGGAGTGTCTCTATTACTGAGACAGCTCCCATGGCGTCCTCATATCCAAACTTAGCAACTAAAGAATTGCATAAGTCAGAGTCAGTGACAATGCTACTACTTAACGATGCCGGGAACTTCCGTATGCGAATGGCAGTGACGTCTACCCCATGGTAGAATTCACCACCACACGACTCACGAAACGGCCCCGACACGAAGCTCTTTTTGCGGTTGACTTTGAGGCCAACCTGTTCGAGAGCTTCTATTATGATCCTCGCCGAATAGGCCGGGACAATAATATCGTCACCGTACACGTAAACATCAGGGCGGTATCCCCGATTCCTGGCATCGAGCCAGAAGGATATGTCATCCATACGTGTAGCTGCTATGGCAATCGAATAAAAAATGATTGCCTCGACTGGAAAGCAACAAGCACTGCCCATAGGGGCAAACTTGTTTAACTTAATTACCTTCCCATTTGGGAGCATCGTACTCTCGGAGCGACATGCTTCGAAAGCCTCAACCCAATCCGCAGGAAATAACCTACGGACTAGCTTGAGTGACACCCGATCGGAAGCCTCTGATAAATCCAACGTAGCAAGATGGTCCAGTTTACTGGCATCTCTCGCCAAATCGCGATTCACCCCTTGGTCCACGAAATTTATGTGGCCTCGGGTAAGGTAATTGGTTCTCACGATCTCGTACAACTTCCTCATGATCCCTTGCTGAATATACATAAACTCAGCAGGTTCACAAGATATCACACGAGGTCCGCGAGAGTCCTTGGGCACGAGTACTACTCGGGCTGTGGGGACACCTTCTTCAGCCTTCTCCAACTTCTCGAGCTCATCCACAAGGTGACTCGTAGAGTAGTAGAAGTGATCAGGATACGAAAATGAAGCGTCGAGTTTAGAAAAATATTTAAACCGATTCCATTTTTCGTGGTTAGCTGTACGACAAGCGGTGGAACCGCTGCCGTGACAAGGTCGTATATCGAACGGATCTTCTTTTGCAAGAAGACGAGCGATATACGTTTGTGCAGCATCGAGAAGACCGTCAAAACGGTCCAGGTCGACACTGTCCAGCTCCCGGTCGATGAACTCAAAATCAACCAGAAACTGGTCAACAACTCCTGGATCATGAGGTACCTCCAGTTTGTAGTACATGTACGTCAGCTGACGTACACAATCTACAGCTAAGGGATCGCCTCCTAACGCAGACCTGATAGCCTTACCAAGAAAAATCGGTAGGCCATCCGGCGCCGTCTTAAAGAACGGTACCGGTTGCCACTTGCGGATTTCCGCATATGTGGTATCAAGTTCCTTACCCAGACTGGGCAAGAGTTGCGTCAGAAAACGCAGCCCCTCTTTGTCAGTCCGTTGAGTGAAGACTTCAATATCCTTCTTCTCAACGTAGACACGATAGCGTTGGTTCGACGCTAGGTTGACCCATATCTCTCGAAGTGGGTCAAGGCTCTTCCGTTCATCATTAATCACGATGGACTCCAAAGAGCATAGCCAAAAGCATGAACCCGGGTTACCTACCCGATCTTCCTCACCGCACAGCGAGAATAGACAACGCTGAAGCGAAGCAATGTCCCAGGTAAACGACACAGCGACTGACGTCCCAATTGTTTTAGGGATACCAATCGTAAACCCCGTCTGAGGGGATCTCCTGTATAACAGGTAGTGCCACGGTCTAGACCTCACTGGCCTAAACCTCCTGGTTCAATAGCTTTGTTACGTTCCCATTAACCCCTCCCTCTATAAGGAAGTCGATCAATCGGTTAACGTTCTCTATCAAGAGAGCGTTCGTAACTGCGGTACTCGGAGGGCGCACGATGACCAGATAAACTGACATCGTCGCCGGCACCAATACGGAGTCAATGACTGTGTCATCGATTCTAACAAGGTGCCGAAGAACATCGTCTTTAGTCGTCTCATGTGAGACAGTCAGTATTCTTTTCGCAGGCAAAGTTATACCTGCTACAGAGTACTGTGACTTAGAAAGATCCGCCGCGCGGAGATCAAAAACCGTAAGGTTCGTGTCAACGTCTGTGGGCGTATCCTTCGACAATGATAGGGTAGTCCCTATGCTCATGATGTGCTAGCTCCTCCCCAAAGTGGGGTGTAATGTCGCAAAGCGACGGGTTTCCGGAATTTCTCCGGCGCGCAACAAGCAAATTATTTAAACTTGTGACGCGAAAGACCCAGACTGAGCGCAAGCCCATACTGGTTCCAGGATGGAGATCTCCAGCCAAGACTGTTCATTACAGACATGTCTGGAGCGCCCGGCATACGGTGGAATATTTTCCTTGTGTATGTCGCGCCTGGCATAAATGCCGCCTGACTATCAGACGTAGCATTCTGTTTGAGTCGACAGTCGACTCTCCACTGCTCCTTAAACTGGATATAGGAATCAATCAGTTTAATGGGCAATTCCAGCGTATCCACCTTAAAACGTTCTATCGCTCCACCAACGTTGAGGAACCAATCCACAACGAAGGAGAACGGTATGGCGTCCCAGATGATTGCTGGATTTAACTCAAACCCGAGGCCATCGAGGCTTCCTCGAAGACCCTTTTCAAATTCGGACAGAGCCGGAATCGGCAGAGTCCTATACTTGATACGGGCGACGGCTTTTTGATCTATTGTGGACGACCAATCTATATTGGCCCAGCCACCGTAGTTCAGAACAGTACCCGTCTTTGTCAAGCTACTCAATGGAATGTTTCGTGAGCGGGAATATACCTGCCCAACAGACTCATTCCAAGATCGTATCTTCCTTTGCGTACCTAGAATTGATTCTAACATGTTCTGAATATCAGAATGTGTAGGGATCCAGCCATATTGAACCTCTAGGTTTTTATTCGCAAGCTCCTTTCCCAACTCTTTCGGGTTGAGGAGTCGCTTTAACTTCATCAACTTCTCACGAAGCTGACGTCCGTTTAAAGTAGATACGAAACCACGCTTAGAGCGCATAAATGACAACATAGACTTCAGTTGCCCAATATCTAAAAGAAAATTGGGTACTGAAACCTCGGTCAAGTCAGGCCTCATTGAATCAAAATATTGATTCATGTAGGCTTGCCCGTTCGCGGCTAAAACGCTGAATCCGGTGGTAACACCGAACGCAGCGAGTGCCGTAGACTTGGCAACGTCTAAACCAGTGCGTGCTGCGACACACCCGTGACTGTACTCTTGTACAGCAGTCGGGTTAGCGGCAGTATACCAGAGAATGGAGATAACTCCAGGATCTGGGGTATGATCACGCTCGGACATGTGCATACAAAAGTTAGAGGAGTGGCGATCGCCCTTCCTCTTCGTTGTATAACGAATTTCATCACTGAACATTGCGATGGTTTTAATGCCACCGCCGTACTCAGAGAGTATTGCACCATCACTAAGTCTCTTCAATTTAATTGTTGGGACCGTGGTGGTGAAGGTAAAGGGCCGACTTTTAAATCGGCTTGCACCTGGAAATTCTTGCATGTCTAGCTGGCCTCCTGTCATGGTAGTATGCTCGCAAGAGCAGTGGTGAGAAGCTAAAATTAAGCTTCTCAAAAAGGCTAATCCTGAAAGGACTAACCTAAAAGTAGTCGACACGGCAAAAGCCGCATCTTCTACGAAAGAGGAGGAGATCCCTTTTGAGGGGGATCTCCC